TTTAGATTGTAGCCTTGCTCTTACTTGAAAATAAGTAACTGCAGAAAAATCAATATTGTAACACACCAGGCAATCGGCAGTTGATAGGTTAACACCTTCCCTTCCACTCACAAACTGAGATATAAATATCATATCCTCATTAGCTTGAAATTCCTCCGGTGATTCAGTCACTTTTAACCCCCTTTTTTGCGCTCCAACTATTATGGCCATACGTTCAGCCCTAAACTTATAAAAAACAGCAAATTTTAAGCCTTCAAACGTTTTGAAGATATAATCTACTTTGCTTTCATCAGTAATTGCTGAATCTTGTTCATCACACATTGGCACATCAAAAATAATTGTACCTGAATAAAGCTGATGTAGTTTGCTTAATAGTTTTACTTCTGTATCTGCTTCAATAACATCACCATTTTTTCCAGTAACAACTTTGTCAATACGTAGACGATTACAAACTTGGTATGTACGATCTGACATGGTAACCTGGTGAATATGCTCATCTACCAATTGCTCAAATCCCGCCTCTTGTTGTGTATATGGCAAAAATAAATGACCAACTACTTTATCAATGGCTTCTTTGTTAGCATTTGTATAATCGTGTATTTGTCGATTGTATACGTATTTAGACGCAATAGATACGAATCCCTCTCTAGCCCAAGTATAAAAGTTTTTTTGTGTAAAGGGATTAAATGTAGAAATGTAAAATTGATGGTAAAGTTGGCTGTAGCTTTCCGGTGATGGTGTACCACTTAAAAAAATAATTGGCAAACCATGACACAATCTTTTTAATTCCTTTGTTCGTTTGCTCGGTAGTGGAAAAGCACCAGTGCAATGTGCTTCATCAATAATTATTAAATTAAAGTACTGATCAGTAATGTTGTGCAGCTGCTCAAAGTTTATTACAAAGCATTTAAAGTCATTTTTGTAATGCTCGTAATCAGCAACAACGCTTAGTGTAGCTTTCTTTTTTGTCACAAATAATACATTTTTTGCGCCGTATAATTTGCATGTATTTAATGCCGTTATTGTCTTGCCTGTTCTAACTTGCATTGATAGGTAAGCAATTTTATGCTTATTTAGTAAGTCGCAGGCTTTGGTCGACAAGTCAACCTGGTAGTCTCGTAATTCCATTTGTTTATTTTAAAGGGTGATGATGATATTGTAAATGTAACCAAGTGCATCTTTTACTCGGAATGTGTATGGTGTATTTTTATTTAAACCATTCCAAAAGATTTTGCTTTGGATGTAATTTATTGTGGAGTTCCTACTGTAGTAGTATGGTGATTTACCACCACTAGCAATAAGCTTTACTGATAAAAAAGTATTTGCTGTTGGTATGTACTGCTCGTAAGGAATATAACTTGTACCATTCCAAACTAAAGCTTTTAGTGTTAGATTAGTGTATAACGTGCATACAAACGATTTTACGCAGTTTTTTGCATCTTTAACACTTATTGTATGCCTACCTGGTTGAACGTTAAAAAAGGTATCTTTTATTTGATATGCACCATTATTTAATGAGTAAGTAAATGGAGCAGTGCCACCATAAGCTTTAGCTTTGATATAATTACCTTCAAACTCTTGAGCATAGCATGTTGATGAAATCAATAAAATGATAATTAACTTTTTCATTGTACAATTAATTTTAGAATTAAAACTGGTAAAGCACCATAGATTGTGTAAAGTAAATCATTGATATCTGGTGTGCCTTGATGGCTAATATAATCCCAAACCTCTTTAGCAGTTCCAATGGCTACCACTGGAAGCAATGCCCATATTGTTGGCATAAATAAAGACGCAATAATGTAAATGCACATCCCTGCAATAAAATGATATTGTTTATCTATTGGCATAATCTAATTGATTTTTAAACTATACGCAAAAAGGTATAATTTGAGCAAATTGATGTATTTTATACCCTTTCGCATATAATTCGTTTATACATAAAGTGTAGCCCATAATAAGTTAGCAACAGCCCCAATAAAAAAAAACATCCAAGATTGATTAATTTTAGGCATTACACCGACATTTCCTATGTCTCTTGGACCAACTGCATAATCTTTAAACCCAAAGATTAATCCTGATCCAATAAAAGCAGCAAGCATACCAGCAAAACCTTGAAACCAATATTGATTATCGGGAAAAAATATCGGGTTAATAAACCCAGCAAGTAATGCCATACCAAATAAATTTTTAATCGTCTTCATCGTAGTTATTATTTTTATCGTTTAGAATATGTACCCAAAGTAAAGATATTATTATAACTATAACAAATTCTACTGTCAAAGCTATCCACATAATTTATCGTTATTAAGTTCATCAGCTTTCTCAATAATCCATTGATTAATGCTGGCTTGCTGAAATGTTGCTGATATGAGTAATGCGTTAAATTGCTCAAATACTTCATCTAGAGATGAATCATCAGGCATTTCAACAGTTATAGTTATTCCGTAGTGTTTTAATGATATTTGCATAATTTAAGGTTTATAGTATTTGTCCATTGAATATTTGATACCGGCTTGAAAAAAATGTAAAAAAGTCATATTGCTTACTTTAAAATGTATAAAAAAAGCTTCTGTGTCTTTTAATTTTGGTTTAGCATCGTAAAGCTCACATGATATTATTTCTACTCCTGCATCTTTAAGATAATTATATCTATCTTCTGAAATGATAATACTGCTAGTAAAATCTCCAAAATAATTTACTTCTGTTGACATAATTGTTTATTTAATAATGATGAATAATTTAAATTGTGCGTTGAATGGTCGCACCCCCATTGGATTTTAAAACGGAACGTCTAAGTCATCTTGTTTGCTGTTTGCAAACTTAGATTTAACCATTGCTTCGAGATGCTCCATCATATCGGAATCATCCCAAACGTCAACACCTTTAACCTTGATTTTTTTCATAGATGGTAAGCCGTTTGGGTTGTCTTTTGTGTAGGCCCATTTAATTGCTTTGCCATCTTGTTTGATGAACATTGTTGTCTTAGTTTTGCCGTCTGTAGTCTCAGATTTAGGCATTAGTTCCACATCTTTTGTCAAGTCAACATTTGGCAAAGTCTTTAAAAACGATGCAGCATAGCCACTAGAATACTTCATTTGCAAAGATGCTTTGGTGTCACCATCTTCAATGGTTACGTTCCACTCTTTACCGTAATCAGTTTGCCTAGTGGCAATGTCGGTAATTTTACCACTCCAGCCATGATACTGCTCTTCATGGATAAGCTTACCATCTTTTGTTTGTCTCTCTTTTGATGTCGCTGTGGGAGATTGCACACGTCTGCAGATTTTACCATCACTGATGGTAAGGTAGATAGCAGAATTTTTAATTATTGATCCCATTGGTTAATTGTGATAGTAAGGTATCAGCTTTTATTTTCGTAAGTATTCTGTAGAATGTCTGCTATTGTAATTGGGAAATTATCAAAATCAATTGTTCTTAATGCTGTTGATATATTAGTTAATGCATCAGCTATTAATCTTAATTCAATATAATTTCTTAACTGTAAATCAGCTGAAAATTTTTCATTACTATTGATTTTACTTGTTAATTCTAATTGTTGTTGTAATTGTTCTCTAGTCATGTTTTAAAGTTTATGTGTTAATGAATAAGTTTTAATTTTTGGCTTCATGTCACTATTTTGCGCATCCCATAAAAGCTTAGTTGCGTTAAATAGTTTTAAGTCATTCTCACGCTCACTATCTTCACGAATAATCAACTGCCAACCTGCACCTTGTATAGCACCATTTTTACCGGCTGTTCTAGTTTTAGCATTAAGCCAAAGTATTGCGACATGGTCAATAACATTGATTGACTTGTAAGCCTCTTTTATAAGCTCATTATAAGCTGCTAATTGTAGCCAATAATGGTCATAGATAGTATTTGATGTCTTGATGTCTATAAGGTAAGTTTTGCCGTTTATATTGACAATACGGTCAACTGTTCCAGCGTAGCCTAACTGCTCACTAATAAAGTTAATTTCGCTAAACATTATCTCTTGATTTACTTGTTGCCTGTACTCAACATAACGCTCAAACATAGTCCACTCAGACATCTTAAAGTTGATATTACCTCCGTTATCTAATAAGTTAACTTCCTCACCAGCATCGTAACGCTCGGTAAGGCTATGAACGATAGATCCACGTCTACCTGCCTCATCTCTAATTGTATCTGCCTCTTCACCAACTTGTTTGAGCCATTGGAAGAAATGGGCATCTTTTGGATAAGCTTGTAGAATGGTTGTAACTGATGGAATAAATGTACCCGATTCAGATGAGTAGAATCTGTTGTCTGTAAATGTAATTTGTTTTTGATTAGTATCGATGAAGTAATTGCTCATAAATTTTTATATTAGGGTTTTTTTGGTTTAATAATCTGTTTTGTCTTTGTTGTTTTATAATCAGCTCTATTAAAAAACTCCACTTTTTTTTGGTGTTCAATATCTTCTTTTGATTTGAATAGTTTGTCATAAAGTTTTTTTAATTGTTTTACCATATGTAATTTGTTAGATTATGATTTAATCTTAAAATAAGCTTGTCAATAGCTTTTGTAAAATCAACACAAGTACAAATTATAAAATCATAAATGTCCTGCTCTTTATAATCACGCTCCATTTCATCCCAGTAGTTGTCAAATGTCAAATGGTAAGATTTAGTAACTAATGTACCTGTACTCATATCTTGAGCCTCAAAGTATAGACGGTCATGTCTAAGTAAGTATTGAATAAAAGAATAGATAGGAATTGTAAGTGTATTGTCAATGTAATTATTATCATGTATTTGTACAATGATAGTATCATGTCTTAAAATAAAGTCATGAATTTGGAATAGTCTCTTTTTTGGCATTTTGTTTAATTTTAAATAATGAATAATCTTGTAAAATGTTTTTTGCCGCTGATGGGCCACCGAGTAAATTTATCTGATCATCTGATAAATAAATTAAAACGGGTTTCTTTTTTTGGTTGTCTGGAATAGGCTTACGCCCTCGTTTTTTTGTTTCTGTTTGCATAAAATTAAAGTTGGTTAAAAATGTAATCACCTAATAAGGCAATAATGATAAAAATAGTTACAGTAATTGTGTCTTTAGTTGATTGCTTCATTTTTTTTGGTTTAGAATTCAAATGTAAAATTACTTTTTTAATTCACCAAATATTTATGTAATATTTTTTATTTTTTTTATTATATCCTAAATGTCAGCGCAAAACTGACGTTGCAGATATAAAAAAAAACCTCCTGTGTAGAAACACCGGAGGAAATGAAAAATTACAAACCGAACCCTTTCGAAGATGGCTCTAATGTAGAAACATTAAGCCGTTATTTACTAAACTAAAAAAAACTATTTTTTAAAATATAATTCAGCTTCTGCAGTTCTGCGCCTAGTTAATCCTTTTAGTTCTATCATTTCGCCATCAACCCTAGCTTTATTCCAACGCATAAATTCAGTTTTTATTGCAGGATCATTAGGATTAGCTAAAATTTTTTTTCTAAGTGTTGAATTAGCAAATGCACCAATACCAAGATTATAAATGAATGATAATAATGAATCAAATTGATTTTGAGTAAGATTTAAACCATGCAAAGCATTGGATTTATTTTTTAATTCCCACATCAATAATTCCTCAGCTTGCTGCTCATTTATTGTGTCACTTAATTTAACTTTTGTACCGTCTTTATGCATGGTGCTACCAAATCCAATGGTAGGAACATTTGCCGGACATAAATAAGCTTTAGCTTTATACTCTTCAAACATTTTAATCAAGTTTATGCAGTTCTTTGATGCTATCATTTTTTTATGAGTATTACGTTACACAATATCGAACATAAAAGTGCTATTATAAGCCACATTATCCAACGATTCTTTGCTGTTACTTTATTTTCAAGCTTTCTGTTTTTTTCGTTTATTTCGTTTAGTTTATTATTTAATTCAGTAACGGTAAACTCACATGATCTGATTGCAGCACTATCTTTTATGACTTTTGTAATTGTATTTGTTTTATATTCTGTTACTACAACTGCTGGACCTTTTATAAAATTAGTTTTATTTTTTGTAACCCAAAACGTATCAATTTTTACATTCTTAATACCTGGACATTGTATCTCAATAAAATCATACTCAACCTTAGTTATTGTATCTATTTTAGTTGTTACACAAGGAAAAGTATCCTTACAAAAGTTAGCCAATAATTCAGGATGCTTTTTATTTAATTTGTCAAGTTTTTCGCTTGGATTACATGACCAGGTCGTCACTGCTATCAGCAGTAGTATCAAATATTTCATTGTAAATGTTATTTATAGATTCGCTAATTATAGCAATAGCTTGAAATTGTATAGTATTAATAACCTCTTTTTGCTCTTCATTCATAAGCCCAGTATCCAACATATCAATAGCACCTAATGAGTTAAATGCAGCTGCAATAAATTCCCCATCTCTGCTGTCAAACTCAATGTCAATAGATTCATCTTCAAAAATTACTGTCTCTTTATTTAGCATAATTTACCTTTTATAATTGAATAATTTTTTACTGTATAATCACCATCTTTAGCTATTTGTATGTGAGCAAAGCCATGCATCGTATTA